ACCTTTATGCTAATATCAAACTTCATGCCAAAAATAGGCATGTATTCTTTGTATTTGGCGGAACTGATGTTGAGGTTCGTGAGTCGGTTCGCTCAATCACCGAAAAAGAAAAAGACGCCATCATTGTAGCGTCATACGGCACTTTCTCAACTGGTGTCAACATTCGTAACCTACATAATATTATATTCGCATCACCTTCTAAATCTCGTATTCGTAACCTTCAATCTATTGGCCGTGGTTTAAGAATTGGAGATAACAAATCAGCTGCTATATTATTTGATATTGCTGATGACTTTCGCATAGGCAAATTTACCAATTACACCTTGAAACATTTTATTGAGCGTGTTAAGATATATGATGATGAAAAGTTTAACTATAAATATTATAACATAGACCTTAAAGATGACAAACCAACCACAACATAATATTAAAATCATCCGCCTGCAAAGTGGCGAAGACATCATATCAGATTGTGTTATGAGTGAAGATGATTATTTGGTTCAATTAAACCACCCAATGACCTTGTTATTTAAAAGAGGTGCTAAAGGTACGGTAATGATGATGGTACCATGGTTGCCACTTGAGGTTATTTGTGATAATATAGCTACCATAACTCAAGATGATATTTTAACTTTTGCTGAACCAAAAGAAGATTTAATTGAATATTATGGAAATATGGTTGAGATTGCTATTGAATCAATATCTAAAAATGATTCTGTGTTAGCTAATATAAAAGAAGAACTACATATAATGAGAGATGAAGCTCTTGCAGAATTAGAACCAGATATTGAAGAAGATGCTAAGATTAGAAATATAATGGATGAGATTGATACTCAAAGAAGAAAGAAACTACATTAGTGTTATTAGATTATACCCAAGATAATTTAAATTTAGTGATTGATATTATTACAAAGAATTTAACACCAGACTTGTTACCTAAAAAATGGATAACTCGTAATCAATTTAATCCAATGTTTGGGCATTGTCATACAGCTTCAGGTTGCTTACAAAAGATATTTGGAACTAAAGTAATTAAATTGTATCGAGCATTAGATGATGAAGATATCTATCATTGGTGGGCAGTAGATAATGAGAATAACATTATAGATATTACTGCTGACCAATACTATTCAACAGGTAGATATCCTCCAATATATGAGAGTGGAAAGAAATCAGGCCTACTAGGATTTGGATATCGTAAGAATGTATTAGAACTAACTGATAGGGTAGCTAAGCAATTACTATCTAACGGAACACCGCTACTATAACACTTGTCAAGAGCAAAGTCAAGTAAAACTAAGGCAAATAAGGATATATTATGAGTGAAAAGAAACCAAAACATTATGTAAATAACGCAGACTTCTTGAAGGCCCTAGTGGACTATAAAGAAAGATGTGCTGAGGCAAAGAAAGCAGGAAAAGAAGACCCACAAATTCCAAATTATGTTGGTGAGTGTTTTCTAAAGATTGCTGAACATCTATCCCGTAAACCAAACTTCATTTCGTATTCTTTCCGAGACGAGATGATATCAGACGGCATTGAAAATTGTATTATGTATTTCCGTAACTTTGATGAAACAAAGTCAAAGAATCCATTTGCATACTTCACACAAATCATATACTATGCCTTTCTTCGAAGAATTATGAAAGAGAAAAAGCAGTTATATGTCAAATACAAAGCTACCGAGCAATTCGGTATATTAGATGAACATGAAATGTTAGAAGATTCAGACGGTATATCTAAGCAGTTTGAATTGTATGCCAACATATCAGAATTCATTTTCAACTTTGAAGAAAACAAGAAAAAGAAAAAAGATAACAAACCGGCAAAAGGTGTCGACCAATTTATTGAAGACCTATAATTGCCATGAAACGCTTGACTTTAATATTATTATGTGTTATGATGTGTGGGTGCGCTGAGGTAAAATTCAGATTTCCTAATTCGTATGGAGTTTTAAATGAACAAAGAGAAATTGTTTAAACATATTAGAAATTTAGAAGAAGAACATTTAATTTTAGATAGCCAAATCAAAGAAAATCATAGTCATTTTGTGAATGATTTGGATCTTAGCAAGATGAAGTATCAAAAACTTCAACTCAAAAGAGAAATAGAAACACTCAAACAACAATACAACGAAACAAGAATTAGTCATTAATGAAAATTTGTATATTAGGTGATACGCATTTTGGTATGCGTGGCGATTCTTTGGAGTTCCATAAGTATATCAAGAAGTTTTATGATAACATATTCTTTCCTTATTTAATTCAAAATAAGATTGATACTGTATTTCAGCTAGGTGATTTGTTTGATAGACGAAAGTTTATTAATTTCAATTCATTATATCTGTGTCGTAAATACTTCTTTGATAAGCTAAAAGAAAACAATATTAGGTTTTATACCATCCTTGGTAACCACGATGTATCTTTTAAGAATACACTCGAAGTCAATTCATCACAATTACTTTTAAATGAATATGATAACATCACCGTATTTGATGACTTTGATACTATTGATTTTGGTGGCATTAATGTTGATGTTATTCCTTGGTTATGCCTTGAGAATGAAGAACAAATCTTCCAGAAAATAAACGAATCCAAATCACAACTATCATTTGGCCATTTTGAGATTGATGGGTTTGAAATGGATCGTGGTAATGTTTGTCGTGGTGGTATTGACAAAAACAAATTAATCAAGTATGATATGGTTATAACTGGCCATTTTCACCATAAATCAGATGATGGTCATATCTATTATGTTGGCACTCCAAATGAAATGACTTGGGCTGATTATAATGACTCACGAGGTTTTCATATATTTGATTTGAATACCCGTGAATTAGAATTTGTTCAAAACCCATATCGTATGTTCCATAAATTAAACTATGATGATGGTGCTCAAGATTTTGATTTCTGGAAAGCATATGACTTTGATTCATTAAAAGAATCGTATGTGAAAGTGATTGTTATAAACAAACAGAATCCTTATCTATTTGATAATGTGATTGATAACCTTTATAAAGCTGGTGTAGCAGATATTTCAATCGTTGAAGATTTTACTGATACAAGTTTTGATACTGACCAAGAAATTATTGACCAGGCTGAAGATACGATGACAATTTTAAGTAAGTATATTGATAACCTTACCTTGAATGTAAATAGTGATAAACTAAAAACACTCATGCGTGAACTTTATGTAGAAGCACTTAACACGGAAACAACCGAATAATGCTCGTATTTCGTTATGTTCGTTGGAAGAATCTTCTTTCAACTGGTAATTATTTTACCGAACTTAAATTAGATAACACAAGTAATACACTTGTTGTTGGTGAAAATGGCTCAGGCAAATCTACGATGCTTGACGCATTATGCTTTGGACTTTTTGGTAAGCCTTTCCGTTCAATCGTCAAACCTAACCTTGTGAATTCAATCAATAGTAAAGATACTGTTGTTGAAATTGAATTTGATACAGGTAACAAATCATATAAGATTGTTCGAGGTATTAAACCTAATATCTTTGAGATTTATCAAGATGGTGAATTACTGAATCAAGATGCAGCTGCTCGAGACTATCAAGAATACCTTGAGAAGTTTGTAATCAAAATGAATTACAAATCATTCACACAGATTGTTATTCTAGGTTCAGCATCATTCACTCCATTCATGCAGTTATCAAATTCTGATAGACGAGCAATCATTGAAGACCTCCTTGATATTCAAATATTCTCTACGATGAATGGTATAGTTAGAGATAAAATGACAAACAATAAAGATTTGTCTGTAGCCAAGAAACATGAGATTGATATCGAACAACAAAAATATGAAATCAAAGAATCTCATATCAAACAACTTAAACAAAATAATGATGAGAAGATTACTGAATATGAATTTGATATTGCCAATAATTCAAATCATATCATCACACTAGAATCTGAAACAACTCAATTTAGTAGTAATATTGAAACACTTCAAGCCGATGTAGTCTCTCGTTTAGAAACAGAACAAAAAGTTAAGAAGTTTAATCAACTTGAAGCACAAATTGAAACCAACCTAAACAAGTTTAAAAAAGATATTAACTTCTTTGAACATAA